CGCATAATTGCCGTCATCTAACGCAAGTATGTGTGCGCACTTATGTTCGTGCGGGATCTCAGAATGATCAGTGTCTATTATATTACTCTCTGGATGTGCAAAGTCAACTGTGAAAAGATAGGATCCATGATGCCATTTCTTATCTTTACCAATGTATTTACCTGCTTGTCCATCTAAGATATCGTAAGAAGTAATAGCAGGGTAGTAACTAAAACAATTCCACAACTCCAGCTCATCAAGTCGACGCCCAGGTACTTCTTTTGGGTCAAAACCTCGTTGTATAAACGCAGAAATTGGCAACCTATAAAAGATTGCACCATTTTCCATAATTGCGTGAAAAAGTATAGGGCGCCCTGTAATCGATGATAGACCAAATATAATGCAGTCTTCAACTTCCCCATGATGTGCCTTAAGATCGTAGAGATATTCTCTTTTGATCTGTGCATAAGTCACAGGAATGTTTGCATTTAAGTAGGCCATGTATCATAAATTAACTAATTAAAGCTATAATGATAACGATAGCAACAACTACACCGATCTGTACTTTTCTATCAGTTTTAATTTTTGTAACTATTTGGTTTACTATTTCCATAGTTCCCTCCATTTTTATTCAATTTTATTAAGTATACCCCAATTTAACCCAGATTCATAGTCTACTTTATTAGGAACTTCAAGTGAAACTGCATTTTCCATTATTTCTTTTATTTTATTTGCATTATCATTTACAGATATATCAAGTTCATCATGCACTTGTATATGTGGTATAATTCCTTCTTTATATAATTCTATCATTGCTTTTTTGGTCATGTCAGCTGCTGATCCTTGTATTAATTTATTTAAAGCTTTGTATGTAAATGCACGCTTGATCCCTGGTCCGTGTTCCATGAGCGCTGCATCGTGAGGCAAGGCTTTATGGATACCGAATTGATTTGGCTCCCACAAATGAAACCTACAAAGTCTTCCAAGTAAAGTTCTAATTTTACCAGAGCTCTGTGCTCTTCTCATTACAGCATCCATTAATTGTTTTACAAATGGAACTTTTCCATGATACTGTTTAAATAATTCTTCAGCTTTATCTTTAGATACACCTAACTCTGCTTGTAATTTATTTTTACCCATACCATAGAACAAACCAAGATTTATAGTCTTGGCTTGTGATCTAGGTATCTCTGCCATATCTGCCACGATAGTATGAAAATCTGCGTCTCCCTCATGATAAGCATTCAATACTTCGTCCACTCCATAGAGATTTTGTAAAGTTGCATAATGCACTACCAACCTAGGCTCTTGCTGAGAATAGTCAAAACAACCCCATGTATGACCTTCCTCAGGCAAGAATAAGGACCTAATCCGTGGTCCAAGTTCCTTGTTTCGTGCAGGTATTTGCTGTAAATTTGGATTTGAATACGAGAATCTACCAGTCACAGTTCCGCCATTATCTGACCTTAATTGGTTAATTTCTGCATGTATTCTACCCTTGTAAGAATGTTTCAATATGGTATCAATAAATGTGGTATGGGCTTTGTTTATTTCACGGGCTCGGGCTATTCGTTTCACCAGTGGGTGGGGGTGATTCTGTAAAAAGTTTTTTGTAAATGATGGAGAATTTGTTTTTTCGGTTCGGTCAAATGGTAGGCGAAGTTTTTCAAAAACTTGCGCAATTGAACGTGCAGCCCATATTTGAACATCTATTGATGTTTCTTTTTTTACTAATTGTAAGCATTCTTTTTCTTCTTCAACTAATTGTTGCTTTAATTCATATGCTGCTTCTGTATTTACACGAACTCCTAAGAACCGCATATCTACGAGGCAAGGGAATAGTTCAGTTTCTAAATCAAAAATAGATTGTATATCTTGGTGTAAAATTTCTTTCTTAAGTTCTTGCCAAAGTTCTAATGTAAGTTCAGCATCTTTTTCTGCATATGCGCCAACATAAATGGCAGGTAGTTTATACATTTCTGCTTTGGCGTCAACCCCCCAATCTTTTGCTGCTGCATATAAATCTGTTTCATTCTTTGTTTTTCCAGTGTATCTTTTACTGCAGTTGTTTAAGTCATAACGCATTTGATTCTCATCAACTAGGGCCGATGCAATCATCGTGTCTACAATTTTACCGTTAACACTTAAACCGAGCGCTCTTATCCAACATACGTCATACATGGCGTTGTGAAATATTTTTGTTGCTGGTGTAGACAATACACCTTGAAACCAATCTAAAACTTTTTTACGATCCATATTACCACCACCTTCATGAGCAATTGGATAATAACTAGACCAACCTTTAACCGCTACAGCTACTCCTGTAATATCTCCTCTACCTGTAACATTACCTGAACCCATTTTTATTAAATCAGGGTCTTTTGTTTCTAAGTCTATTGCTATTTCATCGTACTTAGATAAATCTGGAAATTCTGTTGGTGGTAGCCATTCAGTCTGTGGTTTAAAAATAGGGATCTGCATTATTTAAATATACCCCATGAATTTTTTTCTTTCTGTTTACGTTCTTTAGTTTGTTTTACTGATTCTTTATAAGATTCTTCTAATTCTTTTTTTTCTTTTTCAGCTTCTTCTAAAAAATCTTTTTTGTCTTTATAATCTCTCTCCAATATCATTTCTAAAAAGTGTATCGCTTTCAATATATCTTCCTTCTTTCCTTTCAGTCTATGACGACATATATATTTTATAGCGCAGCCTTCCGGAAAAAGCAACTCATTTTCAACTACAAACTTACTTGGTTGAATTTTAAAATTTTGATAATGTGATCCGCCGTGTTGTTTATCCCAAACTTTTGATGTCATCTTTTTTACACTCCTTAATTAAATCTTGAATATAACGTTTATGTTTTCTTGCTTTAACTTCTGGTCTTTGATAATATGCTTTGTCCCACGCTCTACCTTTTTCACTTTTTCTCCATTTTTTTCTTGCTCGTTTTCTACTTTCAGCATAAGGATGTGTCATATATCCCCCATTGGAAATGCTTTATTTTCTTCTTTAGGTCTTACAATATGTAAATGTTCCTTGGTCCTTGTTGCACCTACATAGAACAATCTATTCTCATCATCACGATTTCTTTCATAAGATTTTTGAGTATTCATAGTAAAATCTGGTAATATAATTACATTATCTTCTTCTCCACCTTTAACACTGTGAATAGTAGATAATTTAATTCGTGGTTCTTTGTTTAATTCTTCTCCATTAGCTCTCATTTTTCTAATGTATGTAATCCTTCTTGACCCAGCATTGTCAAAGCATTCATACCAAGCGCTTTTAGTATTTAGACCATGTCCCTGTGTTAATTGATCTATTCTATAAAATGATTCTTTAGATAAAGATTTTAATTTATTTTTTTCCCAATTAATTGAACTCATATACTGAGATATATTAATAATATCTTTATAATGTAACAATTGTCCTTTTCTTAAATTTTCCCAATTAAGTGCTGCTTCTTGAATGTTTTTTTCGTAAGACTTATTAAATCTATCTTCAAAATATAGTCCTTTTTCTTTTAACACATCTTCTAAAGCTTTTAATTGATATCTTGTTCTAGTTAACACTAACCAGTTTCCTTCATTCATATTAATATCTTCAAAATTCCAATACTTACTAATCGCTCCTTCATGTAATTTTGGTTTCCATTCTTTATGTAATCGATTAGAAACTCTTTCTATAATCTTCATAGCATAATCATGAATTTTTTTAGGAATCCTGACTGATTGAGTCAAGTTTAATATTTTTCCTTTCTGTGTAATAAAAGAATCTACATCTGCTCCTGCCCATCTAAATATTGCTTGGTCATCATCTCCTGCAATAAAAGAATCTTGTGTATTAAAACTGCTAACCATATCCCACTGCATTCGAGATAAGTCCTGTGCTTCATCAACAAATACTACTTCAAATTTAGGGGATTTATCTGATTTAACAAAATCTAGTATCATGTCATTATAATCTATAAGTCCATATTCTTTTTTATATCTGTCTAATTCATTAGCTATAATAATAAGTTTATCATATTCTAATTTTTGAGTGTGTTCTTTTAAATTAAATTGTTGATCTAATGTAATGTTTCTTAATTTTGCAAGATTAATAATTCTTAGGTAATCACTTTTTGTAGTAAATAAACCAGTTTCTTCATCATCATAATCATTGTAATCTATAGGTATCTGAATCTTTTTTCCTAAATCTTCGTAATGTCTGCGTTGCATAACATTTTCTTTATTAATTCCTAAACGTCTAAACGCTAATGAATGTAATGTTCTAAAATATGGAAGATCATCTTCTGTTAAATTAAATTTTTTAACAGCTCTATCTTTCGCTTCGTTTGCTGCTTTTCTAGTAAAAGCAAAATAACCTACCTTATCTGGATCAGTTTCTTTTAAATAATCATCTACTTTATTTAAAAGAGTATGAGTTTTTCCAGTTCCTGGTGGTCCTAATACAATAGTTTTCAAAATGAATCTTTTGGTTTAAGTTGTTTTTGGTTATAAACTTTTTCTGGTTTTTCAAATGCGTCTACTATCATTACACTTGGTCTTTTTTTGCCAATATAAATTCTATCATCTTTACAACCACAATGTTGAATTAATAAATCTTGTGTAGTTTGATGTTTTTCTGGCCATTTTCTTCTTTGTAAATAACCATGAAAAAATTTGTTAAATATAAAATGATGTTTACCTTCTGATGTCCACA